TTTAATTTATGCGACATATACAACTACTGTTTTACTTTTAGGTGAAATCGCCAACCCTTCCGGGCTGCTTACATCTACCGTTATCGTTTCTCCATTATCAACCGTTATTGAAGAAATGGCTAACGTCCTCGATACCCCGGTTCCGGCTAATACTCCTTTTGTTGCCCCGGTTACAGTTATATTCCCGGCAACTAACCCAACCGGGTCTGCGCTAAATGTAAGCGTTAACAAATCAGTCGTTTCAGATTCACTTGCTCCATCGGCAGTTAACGTGCTAAATGTTATAGCAGTATTAACATCAATATCCGGCGTTCCATCGACCTGTAAATCCATGCTAAAAGTTAATGGAGCATTGTCAGGATTTTCTTGTGATATATTTGTTAAAACTGCTGATCCAGTTATTATAACATAACCTCCAGATGCTTCCCCAGCCTCACTGTCTTCATAATGGGTCATCCAAAAATCAACTTTTGTTCCAGCAGTTTGAGCTGTCATAGCAGTATCAAAACCTATCTTTGTTGAATCAGGATCAGTACTTCCAATCGAACTAACCGAAATTGTACGGTTAATTCTTCCATATTCCACATTCGTATCCCGGCCAGATAGCTTATTACTTACATCAATTGCATCACTGGAAGAAGTAAAGGCAGATGAAGTTTCACCGATTAACGGTATGCCGTCAAGTTTCAGGAAAACAAATGTTCCTATTTTGCTCATAGCTTTTTATTAATCGTTAACGCCTACTGTTACCGTTCCATCAATTTGCAAATCCATGCTAAACGTATTCGCTGCATTATCCCCAGCTTCAAAGTTCACATTCGTAATAACTCCACATTCTGTTCCTTCAATTTTTATTGCACCACTTACCGGAGTGGCGGCAGTTTTATCGGAAAATTCCGTGATTATAAAACTTACCTTCGTCCCTGCCGACTGTGCATCTAACGCAGATTTTAAGCCGTAACCGCTTGCAGAATTATCTGTACTGGCAATTCCTGAAACTGAAATTGTCCTGTTCATCCGGCCATACTCAACATTAGTATCCCGTCCAGAAACCTTACTGCTTACATCAATTGCATCAGACGCGCTCGCAAATGAAACAGAAGTTTCCCCAACAAGCTCATCAGTACCAATTTTTAAAAAAACCAAACTTCCAATTTTACTCATGACATTTAATTTTTATCTTCAACTTTTATTAAAATTCTTATCAATCCAATATCTAATATTCCTGTGTCAGTCATTATTTCTGTTTCGCTGTTGCTTATTAATGTCGTTTCCATTACTTCAAAATCATCTGCCAAACTTAATGAAGCATCATTTTTTACTATTGCTAAAACGCTGTTTACCGTATTCCACAAACTAACCTTTGAATCCAAATCTTTATAAACAACCTGAATTAAAATATCGTAGTTGTAAAAAAAACTATTCTTCGGCCCGTTCTCATCCTGATAAATTTCTGAAATATGGATATAAGGATAAGCCGTATCTTTCGGGACTTTCGTATAAACAGTAACTCCAACCTCTGACAAGGCTGTAATTAATGCCGATACTATCTGCTTTCTTGCATCCCTCATGATTTAAATCCTAAAAGTTTCTGACTTATATCTCTGCCCATCTGATTAGCATCCGAATGTTTCACTCCCCAATACAAAAATGAATCATAGATAAATTCTATCTTTTCGGCATATTCAACATTTGTTCCTACTGCTGCCTCATCCTCTTTTAATTGAATTTCAAGTTTGTTATTATATTGTTTCCCGTTAGCAGTATAAGTACCTTCGTTTTTCCCTGACTTTTCCTTTACATATATGGAATTTCTCAATCTACCATATACGATATGACCATCTGATTTAAGTTTATTTTTTGCAAGCGTTTGAGCATTGGTGAGGAATTTAATCATTGCTTCGTATGTCCACTCAACAACAACAGTTTCCATTCTCCCAATCTTTCTTTGAAAGTCTCTGTAACTCCTTTCCTCTATTTTAATCGTTGCACTCATCGTCTTTCACTCGCTATTACTTCAACTTCTCTGTCGTCTTCATTAACATTCAACACTTGATTAATTCTAAAAGTCCGGCTATCATATTCAAGGTCTTCTGTTCTTGCTAACAAAGAACCTTTTCCATAATGAAACCGAAACAAATAAGCGGCTGTCCCTTCCGGTAATCCATACAACAATGTTTCCTTCATTGATATTTGTTTAGCCTGACACCATGTTTCAACTTGCGCTCCCGCTTTTACCGTTTTCCCGCCGTAGCCATCACTAACCGAAGTTGAAGCCTTCCTATACTTTATCCTTTTATTTAATTTCCCGATATTCATTGCACACAATATTGAGCCAGATTCGCGTAACTGTTTTCAGAAAGTTCAGCAATAGCACCCTCAAATGTATTTCCTCTGTTTACATATTTTTCAGCAAGTAACCGCAGAATCTCTAACTTAATCCCTTCTGGACAGTTTCCTGTGGTTGTATATTTTACATATATTCCGTAATCTTCTGCACCGTCCATTATATTTGTACTGTTCGGTTTAATCAAAAATTGAGTTAACCCGGTTTTTATATATGAAGTCGAAACTGAACCATTCAGTTTTAATTCTTCAATCTCATCATGCTCAGGAAATGGGAGAAGAATCTCCTCATCAATTTCTTCATCAAAATATTCAATCGTTTTTGAGACCAAAGATAGTCCCGTAAATTTTTCAATTTGTTGCCTCACCATTTTGATTAACGAAGTTATCAAAGTATCTTCTGTTGTGAAATCAACTTTTAGATAACTTTTAACCTCTGTCAGGCTAACTGGCTCCGCACCTTCGTTTGAATGTTTCAATTGCATCGCTTACTTTTTTTTTCTTGTTTTCAATCCCGGTTCAACCTTTGTTTTTTTATCAGTCTCCGGATCAACCTTTTCAGCATAGCCTTTTCTTAAAGCAAACTCATATCTCATCTCATCAACTTCAATGACCTCACCTTTCTCTTTGTTCCAAAGTCTTTTTTTTAACTTAATTTTCATAATTCAAATTTTTAAAGCGGGAGCATAACGCCCCCGCCTTGAAATTTACTTATAAATGTATTTAGCGGTAATTAATGTGCTATCACTCGCCTCTCCCACGCCCTTTATTCTATAGTTATAAAACGGCGCGTCTTTAATTATCCACGTGATATTTGCATTGTCTGTAATCGTTAAACTATCTGTTATTCCAGTCGTTGCATAACCGTAAAGAATACCAGGAGCCAGCCCGACAAAAGCACTATCATTCAATCCCTGTGTAAATGGTACCCAGTCTGTCCCATCAACGGATGCCTCAAGTGATAATGTCCCGGCAGATGTTCCTCCAATATTATCACAAGCGGCCTGAATCGTCAGGTAATCCCATGAATAATTGAAGGTTTCAGTCTCGAAATAAACTGTTTCCGCTCCATTTAACGTGTCCGGCGTAATAGAAATAACCGTGTTCTTCTGCGCCATCGCTCCGAAGGCAAACAAAATCAAACTAAATATTAAAACTAACTTTTTCATTGTTTAAAAAATTGTGGGAGCCAGTTCAAACCAGCTCCCGATTAATTATGCACCCGCAGTAATCTCAGTAATCGTATCAGCAAAAGTGTCTTTCACAAATGCCAGTTTGTCGGCATCTTTTATAATCAGCGTTCCCCTACTGTAAAGGGTTACAGTTTTCAATTGTTTTACAGCATCCTCATCGTGCTGTTCCCAAATCCGTAATTCCATCCCTTTCCGTGTCCAGAATTTCGCTCTTGTAAAATCTCCCACCAGGTAACTTCCCTTTGTCATTCCGGTATTGGAAACTACCCTCACCCCGTCAACAGCAACGTTGTTTCCAACTGCCATTGTCGGAGGTAACATGTAATTCCCATTGTCATCACGGGTCAATTTCAAATCCCGCAAATCAGACGGGTGAAGAACAATCGTAGTTGGATTAAAATTTGCAACTTTCACCTGATTTAAGGCATAAGCCAAAGCATCAAATTTATTAGGTGTAACTCCGGCAGGAAGCGTGTCTCCGCCCGCAGCAAAGGCTGTTGCCGCCGTATAAACTCCATCAAATCCCTCAACAGCTGATTCCGCATTAAGTATTTCAGCATCTAATTTAAGCAAATGAAGCGTCACCAACTCTGTTTGAATTTCAGAAAGTAACCAATCAATGTCATCCAGTGAGTTGTTACTCACTTTCAAATAACTTGAAAGGTTCTGCATGCTTGCAGACTTTGTTTCGTAACCCAAAACGGTTTCTCCGCTTGGTGCAGCTCCTTCATCAACAAATTCAGTTTTATCAGTCCGTGTTTTTCGCTGAACCCAGTAAATGGTCATAGAATTGGCCACTCCTCTACTAACCAATTCCAACATAAACGGCATCCGGTCAGGCGCTTTACTCACGCCCGGATCAAGTTGCGGCCACGGTATCAAATCACCGGTAGTTATTGAGTTGGTATTAGTTTCCAAAAAGGTTTTAACCTGGAGTTTCAATTCACGGGCCCCAACTTCTTTCAGTTTAGCAAGCTCATCAATTTCTTTGTTCAACGATTCCCGCAGTTCATCTGCAAATGTTTTTACTTTTTCTGACGGCTGTTTTTTGGACTTCTGGATTTCAATATCCAATTTATCCAACTGATCCTGCATTTTTTTACGGGTATCTTCCATTCCTTCAATCTCTTTTTTCAGAGCATCTGCGGATTCGGTCATCTTTTTTTCAATGGCCGTCTGCATCTCCGATTGTTTTAATTCGATTGCCTTACCATGTTCGGCCAAAGCATCTGTTAATTCTTTTTTCTCCATTACTTTCCGTTTAAAATTTTTAAAATATCGCCTTTTTTTAATCCTTCTTCTTTCGGCGGCTGTTCGTGTGTTTCAACTTCAGCGGAAAATATTAAGGATTTTAATTTATTCAATTCAAAATTTATGTTCTCATTTCTGACAATGGCAATCAGCCTGTCAAATTCCTTTTGTAAGAAATCTCTTTTTTCATCTGCCTTCATCCCTTCAATCCTGGCTAAAGGATTCGCGGCTACCGTTACCAAACTAATCTCATATAACTTAATTTCAGTAACTACATTTACCTCATTTTCATCCCTGACCTCCCGGTGTGCATTTACCTCTTTGTAACCGATTGAAAGCTCCTGCAAAATACCTTCTTTAACTTTTGTTTGTATATCCTTTTCGGCAGCACTCAACATCACCTTTAACCAAAGGCCTTTTTCATCTTCCCGTAATTCCAAAATCTTTCCAATAGGATTCCAAATATCATGCTGGTATGCAAAAGCTACTCTATCTTTTCGTTCGTTGAGAGTATTTCCAAATGCCCCCTTCTCTATAATGTCACCGTATGAATCAATGTTTCCGAAAACAGCACCATAACCTTCAATTATCAGATTACCGCTTTGATCTGCCTTTGTATGCTCAATTGCAAAATTTTTAAATTTCAACTGTTCCATTATTAATTTTTTTTCAAAGTTACACTTTTTTAAACAATTTCATAAAGCTCCGTGCACCGGCAGTTAATTACTTCACCCGGATCACCGTTTGGATCACCAGGAAACATCACTCCATTTGGATATAATTCATCAGGATTAATCCCGTTCACTTCATTAGTGTATTGCTGATTATAAATGTGAGTTTCTCTCACCCCTTCCAATCCGCTATGACTCCAAAACTTTTTATAATTTAATCCCGTTGAATCAGCTGCCTGTTTATTGGCATAACTACTGGCCCCTATCATTTCCGTATGAGCTATTGCGCGCGCTCTGGCTACTGCGTTCCCACGGAGGTTTGCACCCACTTCTTGAACCAGTCTCACGGTAATTTTTTCAATACCTAATCCTTCAATCTCAGCCTGCTCCAATACCTGCCTTATGATTCCTTTTATTTTTTCTTTAGATGTTCCTGTTATTGTTGTGATTTTTTCACCAGCCATTTTACTAACGTACATCCTCATTTTTTCCTGAAATATCCCTAACCAAAGATC